TGTCGGCGGCGGCGAAGGTATAGACGCCGGCCGCGACACTGTATTTGCCCGCCGCTTCCGATCCGGCCGTGACGCGCTGCATCGGCAGCCCGGCGGTCGAATACCAGACGCCGAGATCGGCGTCGAACAGCGACGAGTTCGCCACCGTCGTGGCGAGTGCCGTGGTCGATCCGATGGTGTAGGTCGAATCGATGTTCCACGAATAGCCGCCTGACGTGAAGCCGGTCGGCGACGGCGTCTGCTGTCCGAAGAAACAGCTATTCCATGCGATACCGCTGATCTCGGCCGTTTTGAACTTGCCCGTCGCCTTGATCGTGCCGCGTGCCGCGACCAGAGGAAACTGGTTCTGGCCGTAAAGCTCCTTCGTCGTGCCAGCAAAATCGATGCTGAGTTCCTGCACGTACCCGACATTGATCGCCAGAGGCGTCGTAAGGTCGGTGCGCGTCGCGATGAGAATGCCGGGGCCGAATGCTGCGAAGGCCATCGTCGTCTCTCCTAGCTGGCGTCAACGCCCTACGCGGTTGACGGAACCTATCCCTATTGTGACCGGGGATAAAGCATGATTTTCACCGGCAGGGTCTGCATGCCCTGCCCTCGAACGTCGTCTAGCTCCCCGGTCATCATCAAGCCGTCGCCCTCCAGCCAGCAATGCGACACCAGGCCGCCGAGGGTCAGAGTGTTCTGCGATTGGCTGTCCGGCACCGCGAGGCAGTTTTCGACCGATTCGATGAGCGGGTGGAACACTGTGCCGCCCGGCGTCGTGCCGTCCTGGCCCTGAGACGTCCCGCCGTCCGGCAGCGTCGCATAGATCACGATGGTACGGTGTAGCGTGACGACGGTAGGGCTTGCACGGCCGCGTGCGTCGAAATAGTCGAGGCCGCCGCCAAGGCCCATGCCGTCGTAGAGGAACAGCGCGGGCATCGCGAGCGGCGGGTTCTGCTGGAGCGCCGCCGCGACCTTCTCCCACATCATGAAACGGCGGCTGTAATACGAGAACGTCGTGCCGCACCCGGCCCGGAGATAAGCCATTAGCGCGTCCATGACCTGTTCGCGAAGCACGGTCATCGCTTTTCGTTTGCCCCGAGCACGGCCGCATCGCGCAGCACCTGAACGATCTCGGGCTCCATTTCCAGAAGCGCGGCCTCGCCGTAGTGCAGCCCGGCAAAGCCCGGATGGTGAACCACCGGCCCGCGAAAGAACGCGCCGATCTTTTCCCAGAAGAAATACAGATTGCGCGCCCGCACTGCGCGGATGATGTGCGGCCTCGTCCCCTGATCGAGCCAGAACGGCACCATCGCCTTCGACTTGTCTCCGGTCCATACGACGCGGACACGGCCGACGATTTTCGTCGGGTTCTCGACAAGCTCTTTCTTCACATCGATATTGTTGCGGCTCTTGAGCCCGTAGGTCAGTTTCGCGTCGACCACCATGCCGAGCTTCTTGGTCACGTCCGGCAATGTGCGGCGAAGTTGGTTGCGCACGCTTTCAGGGATTCCGGTGGAACGGGAGAATCGTTCCAGTGCCGACTTCGCGTCAATGGTCAGTGTGGGCTGCATCAACTGTTGCTCGGTCCACCGCCGCCGGGCGCGGGATTGCCGGGCGTTTGCTGGCCCACAGGCCCCACCGGATCACTCAAATTGTCGGTCATCCCGAGGTCATACTGGGGCATGACGCGATCCGTGTCGTCCACGTAGCTCTGTTTGTCGGCCACGCTGATCCCCCCCGCGTAGGGCATCGCGCCGCCTATGGCCATGCCGCGCGACTCAAGGATCGCGGCGCGCTCGGCGAACATCTTGGTGATCTGGCTATAGTTCGTCTTCAACTCGCCCTGCACGATGTCGACTTGCGTGGCGTACTGGAGCGAGAGATTGCGGCAAAGCTCCGCGCCAGCGAGATAGAGATTTGCGAACTGGCTGATCTGGTAAAGAATCTCCGCGTCGTAGAACAACTGCCGTCCCGGCAGCCGGTCGCCAATCATCAACCGAATCGCCATGACGTCCGCATTCGCCGTCGACGTGGACAGCAGCGTGTTGTCATAGGTCCATGCGGTTGACGACGCCATTCACGCCTCAATACCCGAGCACACCCAAGGTCCCGGCGGCGGTGCTGCACCCATAGATCGCGCCGGTGGTGAGCACCGATCCGATCTCAAATGGAGCGGCGCGCGCCAAGACCGGGAAACCGTTTGTCGAACTCATCGTCGATGACGCCCCGATGTAGATATCCACGGCAGGAGTTAGCGCCACGACGGATAGGCGTTTGCGGTTGATGTTGGCCGCCGATATCAGAACCGGCGCGCTGCTGATCGCGATCTGCGACATCGCCGGAATTGGGTTGCCTGCCGCCATAGCTCACTCTCCTGCATCGGCGTGTAGCTCGCCGTTCGACTTGCCGAACGGGACCAGAAGGCTGCCAACCTTCTCGAACCGGCTCATATCGATGGCGGTCTTCGGCGGTGGCGGCCGCGCCTTATCAGCGACGCGCAACTCGGCGTCTTCGCCATCGGTCCATGTGCGGATCATGTAGTTGATCTGCTCCAGCGCGCCGTCGAAATAGGCGATCTCCCTGTCCATTTGATCGCGGCGGCGCACCATGTCGGCGCGCTTCGCCTGCAATTCATACTTGGTCACGTTCAGCCGGCGGCCGAACCGCGTCGCTTCGCTGTAGCCGTAGAGCGGCGTCGGGCTGGCGAGGCACGACTCGAACGGCACGATGACCTTGATCCCCATCGACTCGGCGATCTCGATGAACCGCGTGCACCCGGCGCGCTGCGCGGTGTAGTGCTCCGAGGTCGCCGCCATGTCCACGCCGAACAAGCCGATCTCGTTTTCGGTATGGCCCGACGCCTCGATCTGGCAGATCGCATAGGCGAACATCCACGCCACGGTGGACGTGAACCAGTTGCGTCCGAATTTCTTCAACATCGCGTCGCGCGGGAAGACCAGCGCGTCGGGGACGCAGGCGTTCTTCTCCTGCATGTAGACCGGAAACTCTTGGGTGCGCAGCCACGCGTAGAGCGGGAGCGCCGACGCGCGGCTCTCATTGCCGGTCATGTCGACCAGCGCGTGAAGCTCAAAGAACGCGTCGATCTTCGGGAGCGCACCTTGCGCGTTCGCGCCAGAGCATGCCCAGATCAACCACTCCGGATCGCCGAACGGGGCCATGTCCCGGGAGAGCGGAGCGGTGCCGACAAGCGCGATCTTCATCGTGACGTTCCCTGAAATGCGAAGGCTGGCGCTATTATGCGCCAGCGCTCAACGTAGCACCAGCGCCCGGTTAGGTCGTCGTGCCGAGCGATGCCGAGCCGGTGTTGGCTTGAATCAGCCACCGCGTCGTGGACAGGCCAAGTAGCGAGATCGCCCCGGCCGCGCTCGACGTCATGACGTCATTCGTGCCGTCGAACGTGATGAGGCTGGAGCCGGAATAGATTTTGCGCAACCCGCCGGTCGAGGCTTGGTCGGCATAGAACTCCTTGACGATGCCCTGAGCCGGAGTGGCGAGCGAGCGTGTTCCCGACGACGACGACAGCGCCGTGATGCCGGAGTTGCCGATGGTGCTGCCTGTGGCGTCGACCGGATCGGTGCTGGTCGCGCTGCGGCCCGCGAGTCCGGCGAGATCGCGCGGGCTGATCTGCGCGCCGTTATAGCGCAGGAAAATGCCGCCGTTCGTGTTGGTGAGGCTGCCGAGCCAGACCGTATTGACACCGATCTTGCCCTGATACCGCTGAACCATGCCGTGCGCCATATCGCTCTCCGATCATTTGTTTTTCAATTATGAGAGTGGCCCGATCAAGGGCCGGTCGTTCAGTGTTTCCCTTTGCCCTTCGGCTTCGCGGGCGTGGCCGCAGGCATTTCGGTCCCGGCGATCGCGAACGCGGCATCCTTGGCCAGCGGCTCGGCGTTGAGCACGACGCCCTGAATGACGTCGTATTTGCCGAAGCCTCGGCTCACGACGTGACGCGGCGCGTGCTCGATCTCGGGCTGGTGATCGGCGGCCTTGACCGACTCCGGCTCTGCCGCACCGCGCGGGCGCGGATAGATCGACAGCGCGCCGGTGTTGATGAGGGCCTGACGGTTCGCGGCGCGAATGCCGAGCACCTGTTCGCGGGTCAGGCCCGTCCCGGCGGTCAGAACCTCGCCATTCAACCGAATGAGGCGGCGCGCGATGCCGCCTCCGATGTCCTTGTCGCGGATCAGGCCGAGCATGAAAGCCACCCTTCAAAGTGGCGGCTTCCACCGCCGTGTCGCGTATCAGCCCGCGCTGGCGTTCAATTACTGCGTGACGATGCTGTTGAAGTAGTACCCGAGGTCGGTCGAGACGCGCTCCATGTCGAATGCCATTTCGCATTCGTTGCGGATCGTGCCGACGCCGAGCCAATTCATCGGGATTTGCACGGTGCGCACACCGAGCGAGTTCATGCCGGTGAAGCTGGACCACGCGAAGGTGTAGCCCGCGCTCGGGTTCATCAGGCCCGCGCTCGGCGCGGAGTAGCACAGCAGCGCGTTCAGGCCCGCGACGAATGCCATCGACGCCGCAGCGCCTTCCGCAGCGGAGTTGTAGACCGCCTTGGACACCACGACGCGGTCGATGCCGAACGCCTGCGCCAGCAACGCCTCGTTGATCGTGCCGGTGAAGGTCGGGGTCGTGTACTTGATGCGATCCACGACCAGCGGATGCTTGCGCAGCGCCTGAAACACGGGCCACGCCAGCACCAGCGTGTTCGGCATATAGCCGGTGTTCTGGAGGATCGTGGTCTGCGCCACATAGAGATCGGTGAACGGATCGCTGTTCGCGTCGTCGTCCCAGAACACCGGGGTCGACGTGCCCGGAACGCCGCCGCCCGCCGCGCTGGTGCCGGTGACGCTGGTGCCCCACACCGAGTTCGCCATGTAGGTCGACATGAAGATGCGGTCGCGGCGAATGAGCAGCTTCTGCATCAACTGACGCGTCGAGGCGACGTCGATGTCCACGGCCGGATCGGCGTTCGCACGGATTTGCGTGCCGATGTCCTGATGCAGCGCCCAGACCTTCGCATTGTAGGTCTGCGTGGTCAGGTTCACGCCGGTGCCGGCGGACTCCGTCGCGTCGGCGCGAAGCTGCGCCTCATCGCGGAAGAAATCAGCCTTCGACCAGACGTAATAAACGTCGGTCTGATGCTGCACCGGAACGAGCGGAAAGACCTTGTCGGCGATGTAGGCCGACTCGTCTTGCAGGTAGGCGACGGCGATATTGGTGAGTGCCGCTGCGACGTGCACATCACTCAAAGTGGGCTGGGGCAAGAAAGCCTCCTATTTCAGTGGCTTGGCATTAGCCGAGCCAAGTGACGTTCACGTAGCGAAGTTAGGATCAGGCCAGCGAACCCGGCCCGACGCCGTAGACCAGCATGGAGAACAAGTTGCCCACGGCCGCGGACGCTTGCAGCGCCTTGCCGCAGCGGGGCGCGCCGGCACCGCTCGAATACGGAATAAGCTGGCCATCGGTGTCGGCCATCAGATCGACGCCGGGCGTGATCGCGGTGGACCCGCCGACCGCCTTCGACACGCCGACGAACCGAATGTCACCGGCCTCGCCCACGTTCGGCTTGTTCTGGAGAATGCCGATCACTTCCGCGAGGCTGGACGTCGCAAGCGCGAACGTGAAGTCCGATGCGGTCGAGAGCCGCACCGCAAGGAACTGACCGGAGCCGCTCGGGCCGCCCAGCGTCGTGCCGGTGATCGACGAATTGCGCATGTCGGCCGTGGACTGCAAATAGCCGATGTCAAGACCGGGGCCTTCGACCGCCATGTTACGTCTCCTGCGTTAGCCCGCGTCGGGCCGTGCGAGTGGGTCAGGCAACCGCGATGCGGCTGCGGCGGCGTTCGGCGTCTTCCTTGCGATACTGCATCGCGATCTCGGCGTTCGCCGGATCGGTGTAGACCTTGGTGAACGCCTGCTCGGGCGAGAGCTTGGTATCGGCCTTGCGGAGTTCGTCGGCCTTCTGCGTGAGCTTGGCGTAGGCGTCGCCGCCGGTGCCGTCTTCGCCCTGCTTGCCGAACTCGCGGAAGATGCCGCTGGAGTCCTGCGCCGTCTTGAGCGACTTCGCCATCGCCGCGATGCGCTTGTCGAGTTCGGTCTGCGCCCCCGCGTCGCCGCCATACGCCTTGCGCATGATCTCACCGTCCTCGGCCTTGAGGCCGAGATCGGTGGCGCGCTTCTCGAACGTGGCCTTGGCCTCGCGCTCGTCGTGCGCGGCGAGCCGCTTCTGCATGTCGGCGATGGTGTCGTTCGCCTTCTTGAGATCGCCGTTCGCGCCTTCCAGCGCCTTCGTGATCTCGGGCGGAAGCTTGTCCTTGTCGGCCGCCTTCGTCATCGCGGCCTTGCGGTCCTCGGGCGACTTCGCGGCGAATGCCTTGCGAGCCGCGTCGTCCATACCCTGCTTGTCGCAGTGATCCTTTTCGTCGGCGCTCATCTTGAGCACGGCAAGCTCGGCCTGCGCGTCGGCGAGCGCCTTGGTGATGTCGGCGGTCCCGGCCTTCAATGCTTCCGGGAGAGCCTTGGCCAGACCGGCGGTGACGCCATCGGAAATCAGCTTCGCGATCTGTTCGGGCGTCATGTCGGTCTCCTGTTCGGTGGTGTCGAGACGCTTCATCAGGACGACGCGGACACCTTCGCCTGCGCCACGATCCACGCCTGAGACTTCGTGGATTTTGATGTCCTTGAGAACGCGCGGCATGTCAGCGGTCTTTCCGTCTGAAATTGCTCTTACATTGCGCTCTATGGCGTGTATATTTCTGTCAGGAGCACACAAGATATCGAGGCCGCCCGAAAATGACTGCGCCGTGCCTGTGGACGGTCGAGTCGATAACGATTTTGGCGACGTTCGCCGAAGCACCCCGCTCCCGTTTCCACGGGTACGGGCTGGCCGATCAGGTCGGCGTAAAGCTTGGGGCGATATACTCAATCCTGTATCGGATGGAGCGCAACGGCTGGATCGCGGCGGAGCGCGAGACGGTAGACCGCCGCCTGTCCGCGCGGGTCCCGCGTCGGCTATACCGAATCACCAAGGA